TTCCATCGGTTAGCGAATTGCCCGACCTTGCCAATAAATAACTCGCTTGGTAATTTTCCTTTTTAATGTTTTGCGCTATTTCGACTGCTTGTAAACCGTAGTTAAGACCAATGCCAATTGCCATCGCAACACCCGCTATCGGGTTTACTAATGTCGCTAACGCAACTTGCCCTATTTCCCCGCCGATTTTCATTACTGCTTGAACTTGCCTTTGCATTTCATAATCGCCCGTAAAGTTTCCAATATTGGCGATTGCAGTATTGGTGATTTGTTTAACGGTCTTAATTGCGGTGGTTGCTAAAATACTAACCGAAGCAACTTTACCTGATGCCATTTGCTTTGATGACTTCTCTTGTAATTCTTGCCCATCGCCTGCGGTTTCAACACCTTTTTCAATGCGGATTTTTACTTCTGGCATACTATAATTTCCTTTACGCTAATACAAAACTAACATTAATTGATGATAATTGATTTCTTGCACTCGACAATGTCGCGCTCATAAGTATCATTGAGTATGTTTCCGTTCCGCCATCATTAAACTTCACGACAATAGTGAACGGTGTATTGCCATCTATTTGCCCCGTTCTAATGGCTCGTAGCGTGTTATTAAAGATTGTTGCCTTATTTATCGCAGTGAAAGATAAAGTCGTGCCAGCGAGCGTTTTAACATTTTTTGTTAGCTTTTGCCCCGATTGTGGCACGGGTCTAAATTCAGTAGCGTAATGAAGTGTGGCATTTAGCGGTTTATAGGAAACGCCATTGATTGTGATTTCGGTTATATCGCTAACCCCAAATGTGCTGAACAATGTGGCAATAATCACAAAGCGGACTAACTTATTCGCCCCACTTTGAATATCTCTTTCCATTAAAGCTGGCGATAAGAAATATAACATTGTGGATGTGCTTTCGCTAACCACCTTTGTATTGTTATATGTTTTAACAAACTGCTCTAAATCGGCTTGCGTTTCATCGGGTGTCGAAGTAATAACATCAATTTGAACTTGCCATGTTTTGCTTTCTTCGGTTAAGTTTCCCGCAAGGTCGGTTAACACGATTTGTGGTTTTACACCATCATATGCTAAATTGCGGTGGCGTGATACTTCGTAATCGCTACCTATCGTTTCTTCTAACCACGATTTGAAATCAAACTCGTTCATAATCAATTACCTTTCCATTAAATGCCCGTTAAGACTGAATATGCTATTCCTGTGCGAAGTGATGAATCATCGGGCAAACTACCAATATACGCACTAATGCTTCTCTCTAATACGCGTTCAATCCAACCTTCGTGTTTACCTTTGGCATTTACATAACTTGCATAATCAGTCGCCACTACTATATCGATGAAGTTTCCATCCAACATCACAAGGGTAATGCTCGCACGCATTTTGCCCGTTTTATATGGTGAACTCGCTTGCAATTCACTAACGATGACATTAGCAAGATTTATCATTGCTGTTGCGTCATCTATGTCATTCATTAATTGATACCTCTTATTTCAATCTGCTTGGTTAACAAAGGTCGTGCGCTGGCGACCGCACTTCTATCTTCATTGGCTTCCAAAGGAATCGAAACCACAATAAATAATTGGCGTGTATTTGCATTTAGTAGAAACATACTCGGTCTTAAATCATCACACTTAGAGGTTGTTTCAATGATGCTTGTATATTCTAAATTAGAAGTTATATTGCCATTTATGACAATCGGACGCCACGCAAAATCACTCTTTGCATAAATACGCCCTAATGGTTTTGTTTCGGGGATTAGTTTATTATTTTTGACAGCATTAAAATCATAATAATAATATGTGTCAGGATATTCAATTCGCCCATAGCGTAAATCCACGCCCATAATTAAGCCCTCACTACATTACAGAAACCGCCAAGAAAAAACTTTTGTTTGGCATCAGGCGCTAATTCAAGACCTTTCAAGTCCACAATTAAGGAAGTCGAGCGAATAAAACCACTATCAATATTTAACTTCCCGTTTCGCAATACATATTCGATTTGTTTGATAACACCTTTTTTGAAATAATCTTTACGCCATTCAAGTGCTAAACTAATATCTTCGTTCAAGCCATAATGAAAACGCAAGTAATCATAGCACCACTCCTGAATATCATTGATAAAGCGTTTAACTTTACCACTTGGATCATCATCAGTCGCCAACTCGAACTCTAAATCAACACCAAGAGCGGTCAATATATCACTTTTGGTTATATTTAATAGTGCCATATTTTAATCTCCTTTATTTAACTATCTATTTTTATTGTATATTACACACCACTGAAATTAAACAAAAAGAAAAGCGACGATTTTTAGGTCATCGCTTTAATGTGAAATCGCAAAAGGGTAAGCGATTAAGCACCTATGCTAAATTAAGACGATTTGGTGAATGTCTTTGAAAGGACATCACTGTTGGTGCAACCATTAGAAACACCGAGTGCTTTAATGGTCTTGGTGGCTGTAATCGTAATGCCCGTAGCGGGATCATAGAGCGTGGAAGCGGTTGTTGGTGTCGAGCCATCGTCAGTGTAATAGATTTTGCTATTTGCGACATCGGCTGACAAGGTGATTTTAAGACTAGCGCCCGTCCATCCACTTGAGCCATCAGGCGAAGCAGTCAAGACAACTTTGTGAGCGGTATGCAAACATACTGCAAACGGTAATCTCGCATCTTCGCTTGGTTGTAGGCGATTGACGGGGTTGGGCAACTGGAAGGCGATCCTCATGACGGCCCGGAGAGCGCACATATCCTGCTGCAAAAGGTTATAAAGAATTGAACCATCGGCTGGATCTTGGATGACGCCTTCGGTTAATAGTTTATAAGTGATGTCTTGACGAAGGGCAAAGACCGCTGATTTGAAATCGCCAACGATGAATTGCACCGTATTAGAGAACGAACCATTGACAACACGCACCTTTTTGAGGGCTTGCAGGTCAGTTCCTGAAATTGGATTGCCATCGGTATCCGCGATTGTGCGGAATAAGGCATTGAGGTCAGCACCACCGATGATTGCATCGGGAATGTAGCCAGCACCCTCAACCAACGAAATGGCATTCAAACCATTTGATAAGAATGAGGAACTGCCTTTACCGAACGAATATCCTTTGTCGATGGCTGCGGATTTGATGTCATCAGGATAGGACGCTGGTTTGTTTGTGCCAAATAGAACAGCACTATCAAACACACCACCAAAAGCTTCAATCAATCTTGGTTTAACTTCTCCCCAAATATCGTATTCGGCATCATCTAATACTGATTCGGGAATTGGGATGATAACAGCGATTTCTTCAGCGGTAAGATACTTGTTCGCCCAAATTTGCTCGCTGTATCGTTTAACACCATTATCGCCATTTACCCAATAGGCGACAGGTAGAGCGGAAACAACCGCCATTTTTTGCACTTTGCTCGACATATTTGGCAAGCGTGTGAATAGTTGCATAGCGACCGATTGTTCGGCGACGCCACGCACGATGTCTTGTGATACTTCTAACGGAATTAGAGCATCGGCATCAGTTCTTGAAATAAAACTCATGATTGTAATCTCCTTTGATTAATTATTTTTGCGGAATATCAATTCGTTTAATCGCTGATCGTAAAGCATCATTGATGGCTTTGTTATCGGGTTTTGGTTTATCATTGCCATTACCGATTGAAGTTTCAATGGTTTTTTTGACAACGGGTTTTTCGTTTTCCGCGACTTTTGCGAATTGCGGTTTGTCTTTAATGTAAGCTTTCACATTATCGACTAATTTGTCGTCATTAGCAATTTCGCCCTTTTCGACTTTGAACGCAATATAATCAATAAACTCATCCTTGATTCCTGCTTCCACGAGTGATTGTTTCAACGCTGTTTCTTTCTCTTTGGCTTGGTAGGTTTCGACTTGTTTTTTGACTTCCTCGTAATCTTTGGTGGCTTCGCGTAATTCTTTTAACTCGGCTTCGATTTTAGAGAACTTATCTTTAGCGACATAATTGCCACTCGATAAATCGGCTAATTTTTTGCCCGTCAAGAACGCGTCGACTTCCTCAATTGTGAGGTTTTCATGGTATGCGTTGCCCATGAGTGTTTTAAGATTATCCATCCCTTTTCTCCTTTGATTTAGTTTATACTTCGGTTTACTCCGACATTAAGAAGCCCGTTTTTAATCGATGTCGGGACATCTACTAATTTTATAGTAATATACATTTAGAAATAAATAAATACTAATTTTTTAATCACTTTGCATTTCTTGCGCTCGCTTGGTTTCCTTGCGAATATCGTATCTTGCTCCCAAATCATCGGTTATTGCTTTAATGCTTTCCCGGTCATAGTCGCGTTTCAAATGGTTTTTATCGACGAACGATTTAGTTTTGCTTTGCCATTCACGCGTTTTACTTTTCATTTTTTTAACTTCGGCCAGATAGCGGTCATCTTTGGTTTCGTTATACATCTTTTCCATTTGGTTGGTTTTCTCTTTATACTTGCGAACGCCGCGTTCTAAATATCGTTGCTGTTGCATTTTCTCGTAGTTGCTACCTTTGTATGCCCCCTTATCAAAACCATATTTCTCACTAATCATTTTATCGCTTTCGGACATCGCGACATCGCCCGGCACTAAATGGAACTTGTGTCGGCAATTCGGTCTTGTCGTTAAACCATACATCGCTATTGCATCTTGCATTGACATTAAGTGATTATCGCTGATATATCTTCTTGTGCGTTCATCGATAACGCTATCGGCATTATAATACATCTTGCCTTGATATGGTGCATGATCTGGTGCTGAATCGCCATAACTATCGCACATATAAAAAACTTGATTTAATTTTGCACCACTTTCGATTTGCTGATTGGTGATTTCTTGACTCGCTGTGGTGCGAACATTCATTTCCATATATGATTTGAAGTTCATTTGCCGACCATTTTTATAAACAATTTTAAGTCCCTTATTAATGCCTTTTAGTGTTTGCCGTTTGATGACATCGTATAAATTGTCGGGTGTTGCCAATGCACTGACAACCCTTACTGCCTGCGTATGCGTTTTAAGCGCAACATTCGCCATTTGGATAATGCTACCGACCGCTTCCCGCTCGGCTTTGGCAATAACTTTTGCATATGATTTTGGTATTGTGCCTTTCACTTCGGTTTTGGTGATTTCGATATTGTCAGCATCAACTTCTTTGTATGCTAATAAATACACTTTGCGGACTTGTCGAGCAACCTTTTCGGCTTCATCTTTCGCCATTTTCAAAACTTCGGAACGATACTTTGCCATATTCGCTAATTGCTTGGCTTTCCATTGTTCGGGATCATTGACAAATCTAAACAATTCTAATTGATTTCTAACGACAAAAACATTCTCACTTTTTGAGAAGTTATCGCCTAAAACATCGACTAAATCGTCTATGCGCTGACTATTCATTCACAGCACACCCCTTTATTAGTTATTGCTTGGATTGTAAAAACCCGTTGCTTGTATATCTTCGGCAGTTATACCACCGCTTTGACTATCAATCTTTTCTTGTAATTCGGCAATCAACGCGTCCTTGTTCGGTTCATCAATGTAAACTTGTTCGACAAATTGTCTAACGGTCATTGCACCTTGCATCAAAGCTGGCAAGAACTTATTAATACGACTCGCCAATTCATCATCGCCAAAGTATTTATTGACATTCTCCCTTGCGGTTTTTTCATCTTCGCCGAACCACTTAACACGATATTCGATTTTAGACATCAATCCGCTTGCAACTTCCACTCTA